TTAAACTGGTTTTTTTGAAAGTGTGTAGGTAACACCATTGATAGAAATTTCAATCCCCTCAACGTTGACCTCAATCTTGTCTGTGCTACCGACATTATCGACGGTAGCAGTATCATACATTGTTAGTGATCCATTTTCAGCCTCAATAGCTTTCAGACGGCTTGACATCCCTACCAGGTAATTCTCATAGCCTGTAGCGGCATAATCATAGACTGCGCCACCAACTTTGAACATGCCCTTGACTGCCTCGCTAAAGGTTTTAGCTCCTGATACCTTGTAGCTACCTCCCGAACGTAGCAGGTAAAACCAATCTGCCAGGAAGTCATCTACAGTGGCATAATGCATATAGTATCCGCCTTCGTTTGACAGACGGGCAAGACCTCTAGTGACGATAACTCCTGAGGGACGAGTGATTTGCAAGTCATTGCTTGTCATAGTCATGCCTCCCCAGTTGTTATCAGTCTTACCTACGGCTGATGTACCCCAGAGCCCCTCAAAGTGTAGGACGGTGATAGCATAGCTAGGTAGGATATTGTGCTCTTTGCACTTGGCAAGAATGACATCTAAGACCGATTTTTTGAGAATTGCCCCATTGAAAGATAGGTCTCCTTCCTCTTTGCTTTCTGTCGCTTTACCAGTTGCCCCAGTTTCCTCTGTCTTAGGTTCGGTGGAGGAATTTACCACCTCACTTTTTGGAGCGTCTAAGGGCGTTTTAGGGGTATTTCCTGATGTGCTACCTTTCAGGATTTCGGTTACACGTTTTTGCACAGCTGGATAGTCAGCACCTAACGACTGCTTGCGAGCCTCACCGTTGCCATGCTTACCAGCAATTACCTCTTGAGCCAGTTGGTCAACAGTCTTTTTAGGTGCCGTAGCTTTGCCATTAATAACTGCCATGACAGGTTCATATTGATTGCCAAGACTTGCCTTGCGGGCATCTCCGTTGCCATGTATCCCAGCCAAAGTTTCCTTGACAAGCTGATCCAATGATTTGTTGGAGGTTCTGGGTTGATTTGCTGGGCGATATAGATAGTAATACATACCACGAGATACTTTATTGTAATCATCAATAGTAATACCATTGCGTTTAAAATTACAATGGATAATGTTGACGTTATCTACAAATATCCCAGTGTGGCCACCTTCGCCGCTGGAATAACCACGTTTACCCCAAATAAAAATATCATGTCTTTGGGCGTTAAATGGTTTGTTTTCAGCAACCAAAACATATCCATTGCGAATCAACCAGTCATGCATATACTCAGTGTTAACTGCCCAACCTGCTGAAATCGCACCGCCTGCCATTAGCGCATAATATACAGCACTAGAGCAGTCATAACTATTCGGACCGTTACGATAGTCCATTGAGTAAGAGACTTTGCCGACACGGTCACTCATCCAACGAATGGACGTTTCAAGATTAATTGTCATCTAATACCTCCAAAATTGGTACAAGTAGAAATGCAATTGGCGCCAAAATAATCAGCGCCAACACACAAAATGTTGTCTTTAATATCCTCATCGTCTATCTGCCTTTGGCTCGTAATAGTCAAGAGCCTGCTTGCTATCTGATACTCCTGCAGTTGTCGGGTCATTGATGATACCCACAACAGTCAAGATAGACATAATCGTCGTAAAGGTTGATTCCCAATTTTCAGGGACCCAATTAAAGCCCAGTTGTTGAGACAAAAGTACCAATAACGGTACTAGTGTCCACCAAAAAGTTTTATTGCGTAAACGTACGCCCCAGTTAATTTTCATAAATGTTACCCCTCTTTCATAATGACGCGTTTTAGCTCTCGGATATCTTCTCCCATGCTTTTGACCTGCTCCGCAAGGACCAAGATAGCCTTGTTTTGCTCATCGTGACTATCTAGCCGACGATTAGCACTTTCCTTGAATTCTTTGAGATTTTCAATATCCTTCTCTAATACCGTAATACGATTCTCTTGCTTTGTAATCTTGGCTGAGAAATTAGTCCACAATCCAACGACTGTAGACACAAATCCAACCAACGCATATACATGTTCTGGTTTGATATGCATAGGCTATCCTTCCTTAGTCAATTCGTTAAAGATTTCATCATCTTCAACTAGCTTGCGAATGTAAGCTTTGATTCGGTCCTTAATAATTGGACTAAATTTAATATCCTTCCACTTCATGTTGCCTTCCATAACTTCTAGAGCATATAATTTAATCATCATGTCAATTCTCCTATCTTTATTAAATATCAGTTTCAGGACTATCTTCAGATTCATCATCAAAGATACCTGTCGCAAAAAGTTCTTCATCGGTAAGGATTCCTTTCTCATAGAGCAGGACGGTAATTTTCAAGAATGATGAACGGGAAGCTGCGGACAATTTTACTTGCTCTTTAACCTTTTCAAGATTCTTTGTAGCTTCTTCGGTAATATCATCAACCTTGGCAAGACGCTTGTCAATTTCATTGAATTTTTCATCCTCTGCTCTATTTGGGAAATTATCCTGATAGATTTTCTCAAGTGCTAACTCAAACAGTTCTGCATCCGACTTATCAATAGCGTCCTTATCAAAATAGATGGGATACATAGCTCCCTCCTCATTGATAAGTAATACTCTAGTTTTCGGATGTTCCCCTTGCGTATATTCCAACGATTTGTTTCCAAATTTTAACCTCATAACTACCCCTTTCTATGTTGGATACGGATCATTAGTGATATATGTAATCGTGCCAGTCATTACATGTCCACCGACCGTATTGCTCGTCATCCTAATGGTTCCGTCTGGTGCGAAATGCAAGATATTTGGACTTTTTGTGAACTGAGATACATTTGTATTTACGGTCATATGGACATCGACAACAGGTCTATATCCAGCTGGTATCTTTTCCTGCATGACTGCATGTTCGAAAGAATCCACGGAATATATATTCCGAATTAGACTGATTGTTACTACATCTCCCTTTCGGACAAGATTGGCTTTCATGCTATAAGGAAATCCCATCGTCAATGTCTTTAGTGGTTTTTCTTGCAAGAGCGGATGGTCAGTCAAAGCATATTCCACCCAACTAGACCAGTTGCCACCATGTCTCGTTCGGGTAAACATGCGACCAGTCTTTTTTTGGATTGCATTCTGCGACAAATAATTATCGCTTTCGGAGTAAACAGCAACATAAAATTCCCCATTATTGCCCAATGGGCCATTTTGTGGTTCGTTGCAAGATATAAATGTATTAATCGTAATAGTATTTAAATCTATGGTGCCAGGGGCATTATATGGTGATCTACCACTATTGCTTGTTAATTGATGATTTTGAATCGACTTACCATTCAAGTAATATCCACCAGTTGACTCTACAGACCCTCCCGGAAGGTTCGTATCAACGATTTTACCGACTGCAAAGCGGTTGCCCTTCTCGTAGCTGAATACTACCGCTTCGGTCGAAACTTTGATTTTAAACTCCGAACGAGTGAACTTGTCTTCAAGTATTCCTATGACATCCCACGACTTATCGGAAGAATAAGTCCCTGATAGATTGGCCAGTGAATTTGTTAGGCTCGACAAGGTCGTAAAAGTACCAGATGCTGGACCGTTGTCTGTCGTGTAATTATTGCTATCAGCTGGAGCTACACGAAAAGTTAAAGTCATTGTGTTCCGTTGACTGCCGCCAACGGTCAGCGGAGCAATACGAGCGTTTCTGAGAATAGAGAATGCGCTCGAGTTTTCTCCTGAGCGTTCTACACTAAAGTTAAAAACTGGCGCAAAATATTCCAACACCGTTACAGTTCGTTCTATCGCGTTACTCGTTCGCCCACGACTATCTGTTACTCTTGCTCGTATAGTAATCTGACCGTGATAGTTCATAATTCCTAAGCTACCACCATTTTGACTAGTAGACTGGTTCTTGCCGACTATCTCTGCGTGATAACTTGTGATGGTTGAACCATATGCCCCTGTAGCCTGCCCAAAATGTACGGCTATATTCGAAATAATCTGCACAAACTGTTGTTCTCCCGGAATCAATGCCCTAGCGGCAGTATTGCCATCTAACAATGTAAAACCAGTCAGCCGTGGCTTGATACTATCTGGAATGCTTGCCGTAAAGGCAGTTGACTGTGTTCCTGTCTTGGTACTACCAGAGTATGTATCAACAAAAATTGTCCCTGTACCACTTGTTGCGTTTGGAATATCATTCGCAAAATCAAGTGGGATAGTCCAAGTTGTAGACGTATCTACATTGCTTGCGATTGTTCCTGACTTATTGCCCCAAGCATATCTAACAGTATGTTTAAAACTGGAGCTTTGACGGTTGATGTTGATAGTAAGTGCACTACCAATAGTTCCAGTTCCTACAGATACCGAACTAGAACGTGGGATAGTTGCCAGACCTAGGCTACCGCTTGTAATAATTCGACCATGGTAATAATTGTTCGGATTAAAGTCTACTGAAATAGATACCGACTTTGTACCATCTGCGTTGTGTCCTACAGTATGGATACCGCTAGCTAAATGATACTCTTCCCCACTTGTTTCCCAAAGTGGATTGGAAAAGTGAATTTGGCGTCCATCTATGTTGACAGATAAGGTGCTATCCCCAGATTTATTGTGCGTATAGTATGATCCTGTGCGACTAACGGTGATACGCCAAGAAACGTTCGACCTATTATTTGGTATATCTGGCTGTCCTATCGGATCAATATACACATTCAAATACAGCGAGCCGCTCGCATTACTAAATCTTGCCATTAACTCCCTCCTACATATAACTTAACGTTGATGTCTGGATTGTTGTGGTACTGTCCTTCTCTAAATCGACCAATTTGAATAGTCGTAGTGAACACTCCATTGTCAACCTGCAAAGCTCCTGCAGAGAAATAAGCCACTTCTTTACCTGCAGAAATGAATGATATTCTATCATCGGAAAATATAGCTGACGAGCTTCCATCATTTTTACCAACAACTAAACCCTCATTTTGAACACTCATGTACGTATCAATGAAGTTCCAACGTTCAGACATATTGGAAAGATTATTCTCAACAGCGAGTATTCTCTGAGTTGCAACAACCAGATCCTGTTCAGCTTGAGCTTTGTCAGCTTCATTAGCTTTGACAAAGTTTTGGTAAGCATCGAACCACTGTGTAACTGTTGCAAGACTAGCCTTAGCTTCTAACTCTGCTTGCATAAGGCCATTCTTTTCATTGAGAGCATTGAGTTGCTCTTGGGTCAATGCTTGGTCCGCTTTGGAGTCAATTTGATTTTCTATGTCTTCTGGAGCTGATGATGGTGTCGTTGCAACAGTGCCGTCTTCGAGCTGTGGGTCGCGGATATAGAGCACATCCCCTACTTCCCATTGGCCTACTTGGAGATAGAAGATAAAATGATGCCAGCGGTTAAATTGAACTTTGCGACTACTCGAATACCGTTTCCAATCTGTGCCGACGTCAATTAATTGATTACTCGCATTCTCAAACGCTTCACAACCATATTTGAGACGAACAGATTTTGAACATTTTATATCGACTGCAAATGTCATCATTTTGTCCTGCCACTCTACACCTCTTAGGTCAAACAAATCAGTGACCAAACCACCTCCCCCAGCAGTCGTGCAGGTCGCTTTTAGACATTGACCGCTCTGCGCCACACTGTCCTCTACTTGCTCGAACCGCCAAGAAGCACCATTGCTACGCACCTTACTAAGATTTGCAAAACCAAAATCACGAATGTAATTCCTACCCCCAACCTCAATCTTCGCCCATCTATCCGTCCAGCGATACTTTGCCTTATCCGTACTATCAACTTGGTCATAGTCCGAATAGTGTCCAATGTACCGCTGACCATTATCAGACGTGGTCAGACCTGTACCATCTGCATTATCAGAATAAGCCCAATGAACTACGGGCGTTTGACCATTATCGCCTTGTGGTCCTTTAATATTCCCTACTAGCGCTCCAGCTGTGTACGACGGAGGAGTACTAGTTGGATTCAATGCAATAATGGGATACATTTTCCCAGACGGTGCTATAACTATTGAACCTATTGGAGGGAGATTGGCAGGGTTTGCAGTAGGTGTCAAATCGGATAAATAAATACCGGATTGATTGGCACTCATTTCATATATTGAGGTATAAACTTTATTTCCATCACGACCAGCGACACCATCATTGCCAGGGTCTCCTTTTTCGCCTTTTGGTCCCGGTGTCAATTCAATTTTTTCCAAATCATCTTTAGTAGCAACATCCGTAAAATCAATCTGAATCCGCTTGGCATTTAAAATAACCTCCCCAGCTTCGTTCACATACAAAATATCCCTATCTCCAGAGGAGATACGAAAACGACGAACATCGATATGATTACCACTCAGATTATTAACATTGACGTTCCCTAAATTTTGGTCACTGATCGGAATCAATTCCCAATCCACGCCGGACCATTGCTTCAATACGACAGAATTTTCAAGAGGTTCATACCACAAATCACCGACATTAGCATTTGCCGGTCTGTCGATTCCACGATAAATCGTGTTCTTTCCGTTTGCAGCGACCTGCACCATGTTGCTAGTTTCTATCTTTACGTCTTCGAGTTGTTTTTCGATGCTTCTCTGTTGGTTGATAGAGTTGTTACTACTTCTAGACTCAAACTGTCCAGCCTCAATCCTCAACAAGCTACCTGCCAAACTGTCATACTCATAACGGATTACCTTAGCTTCTACATAGAACCCATCCTCATCATGACTGACCGTTACCGTATCGCCAATTCGAACAGTTTCAAGGTTTTGGAAATCAGCATATTCCTTAGTTTTTGACAATTCAACAAAGTCAACCTCATAGGAACAGGTAGGGACATCAATAACGCCGAATTGCTCTTTGATTAAGGCACGCATTTTGGTATAGGCTTCATTCAGAGGAACAGCATCTTTTGCATCTGCATTTTCACCAACTGCCGCCTTTACATCAACCTCGACCTTACCAATTCTTGGGAAAGGATAGTCACGAATCCGAGGGCTGTCCACATATTTTTCTGGCAACAAAAGTCCATCAAAACCAATAGGCATGATACGAGTGATGACCGTTTTGTCATCAATGTTAGCAGTATAGCCTTTGAGGTTCTTCTTGTGACGGATTTTAAAACCTCTATTTTCTCCAATTGATCGATTAAAATAGACCTTAAAATTATCACGAAGAATCTCACCACCAAACCGATTGACAAAGGAATTATCCAACGACGTATTCAACAAAATCTCTACACAGTTCTTACGAACTACCCTAGACCCTGCCACCGTGGAAATATCACTAAAGAAAGTAAATGGATGACGGTACTGTGTATTCTGAGACAATTGCTGCAACCATGCTTGACCACTCTTAGATACAATATTGGTATCCTCTACAAAGTTGAAAGCTAAGTCATAGAAAATATGAAAAGCATGTATTTCTAGCATTCCCATTGACGGCTTAGACTGGTAAATTCGAAACAACTGGTCACCATTTGGAGTGGGAGCCTTGATAATCATCCCATTGCGAATCAACTTGCCAAATTTTGCCCAAAGTGGATATTGAGCTGTCAAAGTATACAGATTGTTTAACTCCTCTTCAACATGACACTTTTTCAAGTCATTATCTAATATCCCTAATCCATTATGTTCAAAAAGACTTTCATCAGCCGCATACAAACAAATCATATATACCGCCACATCCCTTCACAAATAACCTTAGTGATATTTCCTGACCAAGACACCCGATTGGTACCAGGCACAAATTCGGGAAATTCTCCAACCATATTTCGATTCATGTCTACATTCCCTCTATAAGCATTCTGTAAATCGCTATCAAGTTCGATATAATCATCAACATCACGCAAAATAATGGACTTGCCATTCACCGTCAACGTACCAGAACCAAATACCTTCAGATAAGGCTTGGAACGATAAGTCCCCATATTTTGAAAAGATTGACCATTTACCAATGAAACACTACTGTTCAAGGCATATTGAAACGGATCACACTCAAATGTGACTCTAAATAGCCCATATTCTGCTACTTCATTCTCAATGTCTGAAAATTGTATTTTTTTGATTTTGTAATACACATCATCATCCGAAAAACGCAAAGTCTTTTTCCCGACAAAGAACCCCTTGACAGTCCTTACGAGACTCTTGATATTGACCTCTTCCAGCATATTGTATTCACATTCAATTGGAATATTCTTGTACCCCAACTCCCTCGTCAACGAGCCGTCTCTACCTGGAATGACAATATCTTCATACTCCATTTCTGGGCTAGGAATCACAGGTCTTGCCGCTAAACAACACCTCAGACTGTCTGGAAATGAGCCGTCTAATAACGTTTTAAGCATAAGTCTCCTTTCAAAAAAATTAGAAGCGCTCAGATTCATCCTCTCAGCACTTCCTTCTTAAGCAACACCTCCCGTAGAGAAATTACGGATATCGCTCTTGTCGGCAATCCACTTATCCACCTTATCAAAAAAGTGGTCTGTACCGTAATCACTATCAACAGTAGCATTCATGGTCACATAGTTAGTAACATGAACAGTATTGCCCACCATGCCACTTGCCTTCGCTTGTGCTTGACCAATTTTACCTAGCACTTTATCAGTTAACGGTAAAATAGCCTCTGGTCCAGCTTCTCCTCCAACCATTAGATTGTTTCCGTTTCGACCAAACGCAACAGGATCAGTCATAATACCACCAGATTTGTACCATTCAATGCTAAAGTGAGGCACCCTAGGCGGAGCAAGACTAAAACTACCGCTAACACTTAGGTGTGGAAGCTTGATTTTAGGCAAACTCCAAGAAAAGTTGAAGAAACTCTTCATGGTACTAATAGCATTTCCGACAGCATCCTTTGCCCCATTAATGGCACGACTAATAGCGTCTCGTATGCCGTTGAAAATATTAACAGCACTATTCTTAGCAGCATTAAATCCGTTGGCAATCGAATTACGTACATTATCGACGACTTGGGTAATGTTTGCTTTGATACCATTCCAAATACTAGAAATTTGAGAGCTTATATTGCTCCAAATTTGAGCAGTCGTACTTGATACAGCAGTCCAAGCTTCTGAGATTTTAGACCTAATGCTATTCCAAATTTCGGTAACTTTACCAGAAATAGCAGTCCAGACACCAGTTAGGTATCCTGAGATTTGAGTCCAAATTTCGATGACTTTACTAGAAACGGCTGTCCAAGTATCTTCCATCCATTTTTTGATAGCAGACCAAACTTCTGTGACCTTACTTGAAATAGCGGTCCATACACCAGTAAGATAGCTACTAATAGCATCCCAAACATTTGAAACAGCAGTTTTGATGGTGTCCCATAGTTGAGAAAACCATGTAGCAAGCCCTGTCCAAAATTCCTGAGTAAATGCCCAGAATATCTCCCATGCCAATCGTAGAGGTGTTTCAATAGCAAGCCATGCGATGTTAAAAGCCTCTTTTACCAACAGCCACGCAAATGTAAAGATGTTAACTAATCCATCCCATAGTACTTTAGCGCCCTCCATAAAAGATGTCCACGTTTCCGATAACCATGTAGTTAACTCTGTCCACAACTGGACTGTGGCCTCTTTTACGCTCGCCCATTTCTCCGCAAACCATTCCCCGGTTGGGGCGAAAAATTCTTTAATCTTCTCCCAGGCTTGTCCAATCCATGCGACAATCTCATCCCAATGCATGACGACAACTGCCACCAAAGCTACTAATGCGGCGCCGATCAATACAGGCCACGATACAATCGCGGAAACTATTCCTCCCAATGCAGGTAACAAAGTCCCTGTTATCCAAGGTATAACACCTGCAAGTGCTCCACCCTGTGCGAATAGACCAGCAATAGAGCCTATTCCAGTTGCTATCTGTCCGATAAAAATCAATAACGGTCCTAGTGCAGCAATGATGCTGCCAATGACCACAATGACTTGCTGCATTGGTTTTGGCAAATCAGCAAACCCTTTGGCAAGATTTCCTAAAAAATCAAAAACGGGCTCTAATGCATCCAGCACATCTGCGGCAGCGTCCATCAATGGACCGCCAAACTCAACCGCAATATCCGCTAGTCTATTCTTGACGATTGCTAGTTTACTTTGGAACGTTTCATATCGCTTCTGAGCTTCTTCTGACAAGGCAGTATTTTCTGCCCACGCTTCACCAGATTTTCTAAATGCAGTTTCTAGTAGTTCGCCTGCACCTGCTAAACGCTGCATTGCATCAATTTCGTTAACGGATTCAAGCCCAAGGTCTTTCAAAGTACCTGTGACATTTCCTCCTTCGTCCTTGATTCTTCCCAGGCCTTTTATCAGTGTTACAATAGCATCCTGTGGTCTTTCTTGCCACATGACGGCAAATTCTTCTGCACTCTGTCCTGCTACGTCCGCAAAACTAGTCAAAGCTTCTCCGCCTTCAAGAACGGCTGTATTGACTTTTTGCATGATGCGACTCATTGCAGAACCACCAGCCTCCGCATTGATACCAACAGATGACATAGCGGCAGCTAGACCCATGATTTGAGCTTCAGTCAGACCTACAAGATTACCTGTACCAGCCAGACGCAATCCCATCTCCAAAATCTCTGATTCAGTAGTCGCAAAGTTGTTACCAAGAGAAACAATCGTAGAACCTAATTCATCAAATTTATCCTGAGGCATCTGCGTGATGTTTGCCAAACGAGCCATAGAGTTGGCCGCCTCTTCAGCTGACAAGTTAGTGGATTGACCCATATCAATCATGACACGAGTAAAGTCTAAGACATTCTCCGTCTTAATCCCCAACTGCCCCGCAGCTTCTGCAACTGCGGAGATTTCCGTAGTACTCGCAGGAATTTCCTTGGCCATGTTGCGAATGCCATCCCGTAAGTCAGCGTAGCTAATAATGACCTTGCCATTCGCGTCGACAACCTCATCATTGGTCTTCATGACACCTGCAAAGGCTGATTCAAAATCACTTGCCACCTTGACGGCAACACCCGCACCAGCTACAAGCGGAACAGTCAGCCCCATTGTCAATCCTTGACCAACAGAGGCTAATTTACTACCTAAACTCTTTGCCTTATCAGCAAATCGACCAAGAGAGTCGTCAGCTTTCTTAGCCTCGTTGGCATAATCTTGAAAAGCCTTCTTTGATTCAAGCAGTTCTTTTTCTAGCTTGTCCACTTCACGACTATTCTCACCGTACTCAGCTTTGGCAATCTCTAACTGCCTCTCCAAATTTTCAACCTGCTGGCCAGTATTTTTCATCTGTTCAGCAAGTTCTTTTTTCTTGATTTTAAGCAAATCAGACTCCTTGGCATTGTTCCCAAGAGCTGACCGCTCTAAATCGTATTTGGCTTTGATTTTATCGGCAGAGTCCGCCAATCTATCTTGTTCAGTTTTCAGCGCAGATAGTTTTTCTTTGCGTTCCTGAGAAGCACGAGCAGACTGATTGACAGCCTCACGTTCCTTGTCCAAGGCTTGTCTGGTCTGTTCAATGGCATTCTTCAGATACTCTTCGTTACGCTTAGCATCCAGTAGCTTATTGGTCCACGTCTGAGTTTCCTTAGAGTTTTCGCCAGTAACCTTCGTGACTTCTTTTAGTCCTTGCTCAACTAACCTAGTCTTCTCTTGGGCAATTGAGTATTCAGAGGTCAATTTATTCAGCTTTGACTCTAGCTTATCAGTCTCGCTACCAGTCAGACGCATTTGTTCCTGTTGCAATCTAAATTCTTTATTCAACGACGTTATCTTAGAATTCATTTCTGATATTCCCTTGTTAAATTCAGAATTTAAGACTTTATAAGTTACCTTTACTTCACTTTGCTTTGCCATTTGACCTCCTTTCTACTCACTATGCTTCCAAGCCTCGATAGCCGCTTTCAGACTTGCCATCTCCTCAGCTTCCTGGATAGACATACCTAGCACCAACTGCATATCAATCCCAAAGACAAAAGAGTAATAGCCGATAACCTCATCCACCTCAACCTTTTCCCAGTTGATACGAGGAGCACGACCATTACTCTTCCCTTTTTTCGTCTTCTTTTCAAACGCTAGTTGGATTTCTCCTTTTTTGGCTGACCATTCCCCTGCACGATTTGCTGATAAATACGTCCAGCAATTTGTAAATCGAAGACCACAGCTTTCTCAAACTCATCCTTTGACATTGATCCGCCAGCTGCACGATAGGCAACAAATGGAGCATTCTCCAAATCTTTGTCATTGATATTTGGATTCCCTCCACCATTTTTCATTGCGGAAGCAAATGCATTTTGAGTAAGCAGACCCTCTTTTTTTGCCTTCTTCCAGTCATACAAACTGATAGGAGTCTGAATCTTGACAGACTCCCCATTCAACAATTTCAATTCAGTAATTTTTTCAGACATTATTTATCCCTCCTAAAGCTCTGCTTTCTTGACTAATGTTGGTGTGAAGGTCTTGTTCCAACCGCTTACCACATCCGTAGCAACACCATCGCCTTCGATTGCTTCGTAATAGAAGAAACCACTCTCATCTGCGAACGCAGAGAAGGTTGTTTCAATTTCCGCGATCTCTTCCTCACCATTTGTCACATTAATTTTGAAAGGACTGGTCCAAGAAATATTAGGAAAAGCAATCAGTTTATGGTTCTCGCGCCCCAAATCGTACATGTCCCATGTCAGAGCCCCAGAAGATACCTTCGGCTTACTCGTAAGACCATAGACACCTGACTTCAACTTATCATTGGTCAAGCCAAACACCTTGCGTAAAATAGCTACAGGCATGTGCATTGAGACAGTTCCGTTCAGTTTTTGAATAACTGTGACTTCCTTGGTAACATTCCCCTCACACTTCTTAGTGATAGTCTTGCTTTCAGCTTCCACCGAGATAGAACCTGTACATCCCAATCGCTCAGCTTCACCTAGCTGACCACTTACCAATGGACGAAACTGTCCATTTGTGATTTCAAATTGTTCAAAATCTTGCAATACATCAAACACTTTTGACATTTCTTTCTCCTTATGTCGTTAATAATTCTTGCTGTACTCGGACCAGTTCATCAATTACATAGTCCAAGATAATTTCTTCTCGAGATGCCAAACCACGCTCAAAGAACGCTTGTGCAATCGGATTATGAGTTCCTCTTCCCTCGTTGGGAAAGACCAGGTACCCAAACGACCCCTTATTCTTAGCAGCACCACCCTTAGCTACAATATCAAAGCCCAAATTAAACATCCGCTCTTTGAGTGGGTTGGAGTACTTAGCGTGCCTCTTCTCTCGTTTACTGACTGGCATAAAACCGATAATAGACTGCATCACTTCCTTGGTTCCCCGAACAAGCAAGACACGATTGACAACCTCCTCCGACTTACTCGGAATCTTCGCCATAGCCTCAGCCAGTTTGGTAGAACCAGAGAAATCAAGAGTAGCTTTATTTGCCATAAAACTACCTCTCTATTCGAATCAATTGGTGAAAATTAAGCGTCGTAGCCGTTACCTGCTTGTCTGTATTGACCAAGTTCCCCTTGTCAATCTCAGAACTATCAAAAATCAACCGACAGTCTTTCAATCGCTCAATCAGACTCACATCATCAAAACTAGCACTCTCACGAGTAACAAACATGACTGTGAAAGCCCGCTTATATTGATTAGCATGTGTACCAGGTGTCAATCCACCATCATCAGAGTACAGAAAGAAGGACGGGTTGTCTGCAACCTCGTCCCTTCCCATATCTAACCCAAAGCAAGGAAAACCAGTCCCACGAATCACCTCAACAATCCTACTTAGATCCAGAGGTTTGGATATAATTTCCGCCATCCCAGTACCCTACCTTTCTCAGAAATAGATACATATACTCCTGTTTATTATCAACATCCACCGACTCAACAGCGAAAAGTTCATCCTTTATCCGAACCTTGTGCGACTTTTGGAAGCCCTGCACATAGTAACATTGGACCTTGATATCTACTGCAGATAGATTTGACACCAGGTAGCTATCATACTTGGCTACAATAGACTTGTAACCAAAGTACAATCTCCCCCTAGTCGTCAACTCTTCACCGATTTTCTTAGCCGTATCCTTGTCACGCTTAGTGGTCAAATCTCCATATTCAAGCAGTCCATCATTGAGTGGTTGATAATCACCTTGTTTACTCATTACCCTTCCTCCTCAATCGCCTCACACCATTTTCATGTTGGAGACGCAATAACTGTCTTCTGTAATCTTCCTCGAACATGGAAGTATTCCCAGACCAAGCCCGACGACAATACGCTTTCAACAGCATCCTAGGCAAGCCAGATACAGAGTAGTCCGACTCGCCACAGATACCATCGATAACGGCTATCCCTTCTTCGATGTATTCCTTAATCTCGCTATCTTGACTCTCCCAGGTCACACGCAAGTGCGACTTTATTGGTTCAAGAAGCACACTACTCAAATCTTCACTCACCTAAACACCTCCTGCTACTCTGCAGTCAACAAAGCAATCAAGTCTGATTTTTTAGCAGACTTATCAAATTCAATACCCTTTTCGGTCAATAAAGCCTTGATGTCCTCCGTCTTCAACTTGCTATAGTCTGTTTCGACCTCACTTTCTTCCAACACCTTAACAAATGCACGCTTTTCGCTATTTTCTCCCAAGAGAACTTCGAGGCGTTCAGCATCCACCTCGAAGACATCCCCAACAGCACGGTCAAGCTTAGCAACCTTATCGAAAAATTCTTCCGTTACTTCAACCTTAATCAATTCCATGTTTTATTCCCCTTTCACTAAATAGACACCTTAGGATTAATAGTATCTTCTTTGACGATAGCAGCTGGACCTTCCAAATCTGGGATTGTCGCACCTGCAACGCTAGAAATATCTGCCACAAAGAAAGCATTTTCGTTCTTGGCAATCCCTTTACCAAAGAATTGAGCAATGTGCAAATCAAGGTTTTGAAGTGCTAGAGTCTCACGGTATTCTTGGATTTCAACACTGCCAGCTACAACTAGCAAGTAGTTATATGGCACACCGAAAACAAGCTTGTTCTCTGTAACAGCATGCAACGGAATGATTGTTTCACCTGTTGGAAGCTGAGTTGTTACCCATACCCCAGCATCAGTTCGGAATGCAAGTTTTGGAAATACCTTCGACCAGTAGGTCATCGGATTAACTAGCACAGCCACTTGGCCATTGTCTGTTTTAGCTTTGGCAAGCGCGGCACGAATACCAGCAAGAGTTGACGGTGTCAGATCAGCTAATTCAATAGCCTGTTTTTCTGGATAGACACCACCAGAATCTCCTGAAAGTTTACGCATCATGCCTAAAGGTTTTTCTTTACCATCACCATTTACAACGGCTTCTTCAAGCGATGCAGCCATTACTTCCTGCAAAAAAGTAATAACATAGCTAGCTAACCAAGATGGACCAAGTTTATAATACCCTTTCGGAACTGCAATATAGCCAGAGAGTTGTGATTGAGAAATGTCCAATCGTTTGAATGAATCCAAAAGAATTTGTTGGATATCCGCAGGAATAGTACCCCAGAAAGCACGTTTCTTGGTCGAGTCACCGTAAATAAATGCAGTTTTCACATCGCCAACCTGCATATCAATCAAAGACAACAGAGGGTGTTCTTGTACCAAATTACGATACACATCTTCAATGATGGTTTCCGGGAACATCTGATCTAAACCAGTGATTTTTTGTTTTTGAGCTGCTTCACTGAAAAATTTACGTTCAGCGGATGTCAATTTCCGACGAAGTCCACGTTCGGCAAGAATAGACTCATCTTGTACCCCTTCTTGAAACTCCGCAGCAGCAGCCTTAACTTGTTCAGATACATTAGCTTCCAAACCGGTAACAAAGTTTTCAAAGGCTTGTTTCTGCTCCTGTTCGTTATCTGTTCGCAAAGCAGCAAACAATTGTTCACGAGCTTCAGCAAAGTTTGTTTTCAAATCATTATTGATTAATGGCATAGTTGTTATTCTCCTTTATTTTGTGTAAATAAAAAGGCAAAGCGTTCAATATTTCGCTTTCCCTTATCCTCATGTTCATCAGTCCCATACTTAGCCATAAGGCTATCTAGGACATTAGTTTCAGCGTCATCAGACACTTCTTCTGGTTCATCTTCGCCATAAATACCATCAGCAAGCCCCAAGGTAACTGCCTCATCAGCCGTGAGGAAAGTCTCCTCATCAAGAAGAGCTTTCAACTCCTCTCTGTCGCCCTTAAAACGTTTGAGGTAAGTTTCTTCAACAGATACTTGGGCCTTGTCCAAATCATCAGCCACCTTACGCAATTCCTTGGCATTACCATAAGCAAACGTCCATGGATTGTGAATCATCAACTGCGTATCTTTTGGCATCAGAATCTTATCAGCACCCATAGCAATGATAGATGCGGCACTTGCAGCCAAACCATCAATAATCACCGTGACAGTCTCATCACGCTGACTAAAGAAATTCTTGATTGCAATCCCCTCAAACATATCACCACCGTAAGAATTGATATGAACTTCTATGTCTTTTCCCTGAAAACCAGCCAAGGCATTACGGACATCCTTGAAGTTAATCCCTTCCCAGTAACCACCAACAGTACCGTGTAGGTATAATACAGCCTTATCATCATTTGAGACAGATGCCTCAAATTTAAACGGAATGTGTTTCGTCACTAGCTTCCACTTCTCCTTTCTTTTGATTATCACCAGAGCCATCAGCCCTAGCATAGTTTAGCGATACAAAGTATTGATCAGCCCACGGCTCATCAATCGGCTCTTCTCCCAGTTTATCCCTCAATTCGTTTGTACTGAGAGCACCGATTCGGAATAATGCTTCCCCAGCCGACGCAAATTTCTCTGCGCTGTAAACTAGGATTGTGTTCGTTTGTATCTTAAATTTTGAGCCAACAGCCAGATGTTTCTTACCGTACAGTTTGCGATTGATTTCTGTTTCAATCGCATCAGCCCACGGACGCACACCAAAATTGACAAAGTTATCACGAATCGCCTCTGCATCTGCCACATCACCTTTCATGATTCCACGAGGAATCGAGAAAGCGTCAGCAGCATAGTGGACAACATCCATAATGACATCGGAAATATCACGAGTAGTTACCGCCCCACTCTTAGTATTGGCACTTGTCTGAACGAGGCTAGATATTTCAAGCCCTTCTTCTAAAGGAGTGATTGAGTCTTCATCAGAAAGTACAGCAGCAAACCGCTTCTCATACATCTCATCCATGATAAGATCATATTCCGTTGTCTCGTTACCTTCATCATCTACCTCAACAACAGCCTTACCGTATTTCTGGTCAAATAAGGTACCAATATTCAGACCAAGTTTCAAAGCGTTTCCCCTGTTGTAATTGCGAATCGCTCCACCAATCAACTTCCCATATTCCGAGTACAGGTCATCCAAGTAACCTTTTACCTTAGAATCATTCATGGTAAAGTGCAAAACATCCTCTTCCTGATAGACCGCATTCAACTGCAGTCCACCAGCAACGGTGATGTTCTTGTAAACATTTTGACGAAAGGCTTTCTTATCAATTTCAAAGCTCTCCGCAAGAATGAACTCACCATTGTGCATCAAAACCAAAGCACCATCTGAGTTCTTAACCATCTGACCAATCAAGGCAGCAAGAAATTCATTCTGGGTCTGATTTTGGTTTGGCTCATAATTAAACCGATACCAAATATCTCCCTTCTGAATCTTACCTTTGTTGTAAGTCTCATAGTTGGCCAAAGACAAAGCATTGGCTATCTTGTCAATACACATCTGCAGAGCAAATTCCATAAACTGAACCCGCTGACCAGACCGACGGACCGCAGCCTCCAACTCCTTGCGACTAACCTTCTTCACAGTACCATCGCGGGCGAAAAAACCAAAGAAATTATTTAACCACCCCAACTGGACCACCTCCTTTTCTAATCAGTGACTTACTTACGCTTGTACCAGGGACGCTTCAGGTGCTCTACTTCTTTTTCTAACTTCTCAATCCGTTTCATATGAGCTGAAAATTCAGCGTTAGTGCTTTTAGCATTCTTGCAACAACGCTCATTCAACTCCTCGAAACGCTCATCAGTACGAAACTGAAGCTCAAACAACCGCTCCACTTTCCCATTGATATAGTCAAGCGTCTTCCCAATCAAAACAAATGGACGATATTTTTTCTTAATTCGCTTAGACATATAAACCTCCTATCGTGTAAAACTGCGCAATCTACGATTGATTTTAACAGTCTTCTTCTCCAACTGTTCCTCAATTGACATCGCATGAATCATAGCTGAAAAACCATCTGTCTTCCTCCTCTCTGGATCAATCTTCTTGTAAGTTTTATTCCCTTTACCATCAACATCAACGTAGACATTATTTGTGTACCATCGCATCATGCGGTCTTCTCCAAATGAAATCTCATGATTCGCAAACATCATATCAACCGTAGGGGCAAGCCTAGAATGAGTAACAGAACCACTTCGAACAACTTCTATCGGCAAGCCAGCATTCTCAAAAGCCTCTTTGACCGGTGCCTTTCGGAAATCATCCATCGCTATATTGACAATCTTGTATTTCTCAGCCATCTTCACAAACCAATCAGCCACATATTTAGGATCCATTACCTTACCAGGTACTATCGTAACCAACCCCTCGTGTTGTGGAATTGTAAAATCCATATTAAAATCTTGGATTTTCAAAGCCTCTGCGACAATAAAAGTATGATGTAGCCAATACCGCATCTTCCCTCTTCTAAATAAGAGACCTACACCGATAAAGTCACGTACATCCGCATAGTCGATACCACCTACACATTCCATTCCCTCCAAATCATCTGGTAACGGTCTGCTTGCAGCAACAATATCATCCCACTCAGCAACAGCATGCGTCGTGTCTTCCAAAGGGAAATTACATCGCTTAGTAATAAAGTCTAGGAATAACTCCTTGCTACGTAAAGCACGCTTGTAGGCTTTCCTGTATTCTTTCAGCAATGTTGGCAAGTATGGCAACATCGGATTAGCCTTTATCCAAGCAAGCTCATCTTCCCATTCCTCAAACGCATCAATCTTAGCCAAAATCGGTAACATCCCAGCACGATAGTCGCAAGTTGAAAGAATATCCCTAGCAGTCTGCTTGTAATCATCCAGTACCGCACCACGAACCTTACCATCCGTCGTTAGATACATCACAGAAGCATCCGCAACCTTACCAAGAGCGTTGATGTAGACATTGATATTGTCATAATTCAAATACTCATGTAATTCATCAAAGATAACCAAACCAGGACGAAGACCATCCTTGGTCCGTGCATTTGAGGTATGGTACTTAATCTTAGACCTAGATTTGATAAAAGTAATTAAGGTCTGGGAAAACTTGTAAGCCTTCTGCAGAACAGCATGATCTTTAATCGTATTGTAAACATCATCGAATGATGTCTTAGCCTGAGCCTCGCTATTGGCAACAATATCCACATTGTACTCGCGAATACCGTTGCGATTGCTAGTTTTAAAAAAAGCCTCATCCGAAGCAATACTGTTCTTACCAAATCCACGAGCACATAATAAAAACAGCTCGGGAAATACCAAACTGTCATCGCCCTTCCAACGGATAGCATTAACTGCCGCATGAATAAATCGTTGCGGAGGCTGTAGCTTATATGGGCGATATTTGTTGATAAAATCAACAACACTATCAGCCTTTTTTACATCAACATAAATTTCCGGATCAGAAATGGCAGCAATTACCAAATCCGCCATCTGCTTAATTTCCTTACAGACAGGATATTTCTCTGTAACAATATCTCTCAACCAGTCGTCAATGTGGGAAGTTCCGCTAGTAAAATTAAATGTCTTCGCCATCCTCAGACTTCAATTCCTTGGCTTCAATTCCTAATTTTTCAAGCATGACCATCATCTGCTTATTGACGTTGACTTGGAGAGATACGGAATCATTTTTCTTACCATCAATACGTATGCCATTCAACTTTATATCCTGTCTTAAAAGTTGAGATGTCTCCCACAGGGAAATATACTGCTCAACTAAATCTTTAAATGGCTCCTCATATTTTTTACGCTCCTGCAAAATGCGAATCAGCTTGATTCGTAGATCATCACGAGACTTAACATATTTTTTCTGAGCAACCAAAGGGCGTTCCCAGTCAAATTCTGGGTATTCTAAAAAACCAGCCATATTTCTCCTTTCATGTGAGTTTTTTTGTTCTTGATAAAATTTCGCTAGATATCTTTTCCGAGGTACCCCTTCCCGTTGCACGTTTCCCCTTTAGAAAAGCCATTTGGTTTGACCCGGGGGGCTTACCACTGCTCCACATTGTCGAATTTGCGACGATGATAGCCGCTGAGTTTTTCTGGGTGCTCTCGGTTGTGGCATGGATTGCACAAACATTCTGTGTTGTCTAGTTCTAATGCTAACTCTGGATGCTGTCGCACTTCTTTCTTGTGATGCACCATATCTGCTGGTGTGTATCGACCTGCTCGCATACAACGTTGGCATTCGTTGTTGTCCCTCTGCCTACGCACCTTTCGAATGATTCGCCATTCCTTGGTCCAATAGAATTCTTTGACTTTGTCAGTTCTGATTAGCTCGACTAACCTGTCAAGTATTTCAGTAGTCATCAGATTCATTTGATCAATCCCTGACTAGCAAGCCATTCCTCTGTAAGAATCTGCTGAATCTTTGTTGTAAGTTCAGGATTGAGTTGCCCAATCTGTATTCCAAAATTGCTCAATAGTTTTGTATTATGTTCAGACGATAATACTTGACGCATAAGACCAGTAAATAATGCTGCAACTTCTGAATTGGTTAGTCGATTGATTGCTATAACATCATAAATGTGCTGATTGATTTCATCTAGCGACTGCTTATTCTGTTTCAAGTAGTCTGATATTTTCTTTTCTGCTACTTTGTTAGTCATTCTTCGTCACTCCCTTCTCTTAATTTGATATATCTTATATTCTCTCAAATTCGCTACACTTTCTAAAACATTATTAAATCAAGTGTTTTAATAGCTATCATTTTATCAGTTTAGCATTTTCACGATATATCAAATTAGAACTCTGAAAATAAAAATCACAAGTCAAATTTACGCATTAGATCATCTAATTGGTCTTGTTTGATACCAATATACCTAAGCGTAATCATTGGACTTGCGTGATTAAAAGTTTCCATCAATGCTGCTACATCTTTAAATCGTTTGTAATGATGATAGCCGTAAGTCTTTCTCATAGAATGGGTCCCGATGTTATCAATTCCCAAAAACTCAGCAGCTTCTTTTATGATGTTCCAGCACTGTTCTGGTGATAGTGGTTTGTTGTTTCCTTCTCTGCTTTGGAAAATATAGTAATGATGTGGTTTATCTTTGACGAATTCTCTCATTTCCCTTTTGAGAGTCTTCGTCATTCTAAAGGTTCTGATTTTATTTGTCTTGCGTTCTTTGACTCTAATATGCCAGCCTTGGACATCTTTAACTTTGAGATTAACAATGTCTCCTATCCTAAGGCCTGAACTTATCCCAGTAAGGAAGAGCATGTAATTACGTCTCCGTCTATCTGGGTTTTCGGCACTCTCGTGAATCAAATAATCTTTCATTGCTTGAATGTCATCTTTATCTCTGATTGGCTCAACTAAGTTCACACGTTCCTCCTTTTCAGAATAATATAAAAGCCACACAGATTTGTGTGACTTTATGTTTACCTATTAGTTTTACTCATGATACAAATATAGCACATTGTTTTTGTCACTTCTATACGTTTTTGTGACAAGATTACATCAAGAGTATTTTGGCTAAAGTGTCCAATATAACTTCGCGTCGTCTATAAATTTGCTTTCGATGCTTATAAAGATAGCCGGTATCTCCATTTTGCATAATATACAAAATTTGAACCCAATCGTACTTTGTATGTTCTCCCCAACGCAAATGAAAGATTTTCTTATCATCTGGTTCGAGTGCATCAAGTAGTTTTGAAATTGCTGTTTGAAACTCTTCCAACTTTAGAATCACTGGATCACTAGCGTATGCAATGGCTAGGTTTTCGGATGTATTGCATGAAGTGCCACTTCTGCTTGCTCCTGAATCGTCTATGTCTGGTATTGTTAAATTCTTAACTGCATAGAGCCTTTCTAATTCGTGACGACGCTGTCCGATAAGTTTATCAATTTTAAGATACTTGGCTTCAAGTTCAAACTCTAGAAAATCACGTCTAGTCTTGATTGCTGTCTTCTTTGTCAAGTCGTTCCTCCCATCTTCTTAATGCCTCAGCAATGTTCTCAGCGAAATAGCTTATGACAGTCCAAATCTCCTGTACCGCTTGACTAATTGCATCAGCAATTGCTTCTAGCTGTTCAGGACTTAGTTTGGCCAGTTCCTGTTCCAATTGTCCAAGTTCTCGCTGATGTGCCTGCTTAGCTTTTTTCTTCTTGATTCTTTTGTTCATGTTTCTTATAAGTCTCCCATGCTCCCATGATGATAGCGATTAGCACGACCAGTAGGAATGCAATCACAATCAATGCTGCCAAAAATTTAATAATTTCAAGTAAAATCATTTCGTCCTCCTATCTCAAAATCCAGGTAATGTATCCACAAATCAATACCAGGAGAATAGAATCGGGGGTGTTCCCATTTTCCTTTCCCAAAAAGTTAATTTCCAACACCTTCCAAATCCAATCAATTACGATGAGATGTAAGAAGAATGTCAATGTCAAATAATGCTCTCCGTTAATAATTACTCTCATTTCGCCCTCCACTTTCTCTTATTAGCTCTTTTCTTAGCTGTTTCTCTAGCCATTTCATCCCAGACATAGTCAGCATTTTCAAGCATGAGGTCCACGCATTTGTCTTTTAGGGTCTCAATGACAACCTGGTCCTCTTCCTTTTCACGGTAGCATGCCTCCAACTCCTTTTTAAGCTCAGCTATTTCTTCAGCATAGCGGTCTTCTGTGCTAATCACATTCGAGCTGTCAAATGTAATAGTGTCAATCTGACAACCCAAAAATGCTCGCAAGACCATTTCAATATCATCGACTACAACTCCAAGACCTGCTCTATTGAGATTGCTGGTGACTTCTTTCAAGTTACGGTTATTGATTGATATTGGATGAGGTATCGTGTAGCCCAGTTGCTCTGCTTGCTGAAAAACGGCTTTTGCCATTTTATTATTTGCACAGATAATCTGATTACCTGTCGCATGACTTTCCAAAATAGCCATTGTAGTTTTGCCGAAACATCGGCCAAATCCAATAAGTTTAGTCATTAAATCCCGTCCTCCATTCAATCCAATCATGTTTGATTTTTCTGGTAAATCTATTTCTTAGCTTATATACTTTCGCAATCATTTCTTCACTTCTAAAAATTCTTTCCTCCTCTACTTCATACTGCGAAGGAGTGTACGGGTAACGTTTAGGTCTCATCATCCAACACCTCCATATCAAACCCACTATCAATAAATCTATAAGTCAATTCTGGATTGATTCCATTGCCTAATCTTTGATAAATCAAAGCCATATCTTCATCTGAAAAAAGTGTTCCTAAATAATGATTTAAAGATCTTTTGGCAAGTTCCCTAAATGCATTATTTCTATTTTCGCTAATAAACGGTTGACCTTTTACTATTGGTCTACTGCACCACATCAATAATTTTGCGATGATGTCTCTTCGTGACTGTACTCCTTCCAAACTAAAATACGTGTTTGTCTTTGGAATCAGTATCACTTCCAGATTCGCATTTATAAATGACCTTGGAAATAAGCCGAGCAGTTCTCTGAGTTCATTCATTAGTTCAGTATTCATTTCTCCTCCTAACATTCGTAATTATAGGCAAAATATAGATTTTCACCGATCGGATAGTAATAAACGCCATGAGAATCATCACCAGAATAGCCGCAAGATTGATCGCAGTATTCTCCGTCAAGTTGCTCATCTCCGTAAGCGACCTGACAAATAAAAAAATTAGATCGGAACGTATCATCGCCTTCAATTTTATCCAGAAAAACGTTTATTCTTTTGTATTTACGAAAATGATTTTCCACAAGTTTCTTTGGATAATAACCATTTTCAATATCATGAAACTCAGCCATGAAAACTATCTCGCTATCCAATTCCGTCCATCTTCTTGCCAAGCGAATGATATGTTTTGGAATTTTATATGCTGCCTTTTGCTTTTTCTTTTTAATCCGTTTGTTCATCATTTCCTCCTAAAACGGCAATCCATCATCAGTAATATCCATCGGCTGGCCAGCAAAATTCGGTGGCATCTGCTCATCCATGCTGGAATAATTAGCACTATTGTCACGCTTCTCAAGTACTTGGAAACTCTCAGCAACAACTTCGGTCACATAGACACGTTGCCCTTGCTGATTATCGTAGCTACGTGTCTGAATTCGACCTGTAATACCAATCAAGTGACCTTTCTTGGTCCAGTTTGCCAAGTTTTCAGCTTGCTTGTTCCAAATGACGCAATTGACAAAATCAGCTTCGCGGTCACCAGCAGCATTCTTGAAATTCCGATTGACCGCCAAAGTGAATGCTCCTACTGCAATATTGTTAGGTGTATAGCGTAGCTCTACGTCCCTCGTCAGTCTACCGACCAATACAACACTATTGATCATACAAATCTCCCTTAAAATATTTCGTTACCATACACCCTCGATTTCCAGACGATTGTCTGATAAAAGATTGAATTCAAAGCCGATTTGACAATCCGACGAAAGACGAACCAACCCAGTTTCCAAATCTATTAATTCATGCAAAACTGGATGCACGTTGGCTATCGTCAAAACAACCTCTTTGTCCTCATCGTACATCTGCAATTCTTTGATTAGTTCTTTAATGGTCATTCCAACTCCTCCAACGCTACCCACCGAAATTGTAGGTACTTTTGTGCTTCTTCCTCTGTGCATTTGTAAGCAATATCCAGTATTATTTTTGAGTCACTTGAAGGTTTAATCATAAAGCCTAATTCTGACAAGTAAACAAAATGATATACAGCAAACCTCGGCTCTGGCACATCGATCAGCAGCACTCCTAGTTTTTCAGTCATTGGTTGCCTCCTAATATATAATCTGCTAAATCTTTATTTTGATAGATGTTACCAACAACTTTGTCCATACCATAATCACCATAAATAAACTTCTCATAGCCATTATCTAGGACAAAAGCTAGTTTGTCTTCATCGAATTCGATAATGCCATAGTTGTACTCGTCTTGGTCTGGATAATATAAAATATCCCCAACAAACACCTCAACTTTGCCAGTCGAATCCATCTTACCTGTGGACTGCATGAGTTTTGCACTACGTACACGCCTGCCAGCCTTGTTGCCCTCGTCCAACGTCACGTACAATCCGCGACTGGTCCAGATTACAGCCTTAACTCCATACATCTTACCTTCGTAAAATGCTCTATATCTCTGTATCATTTTCTGCCTCCTCGTCAAACTTTACCTCACTAAGCGCAGCATGGCCTAGCCTGCCGTTAATTTTGACTGCAGCAACTGGTCTTGCATATGGTCGATCAAACAAATCTGTGCCTGAGTCTTGAAAAACACCCAAAAATTCAGCTTGTTTCCATTCTTTGTTAATTCTTACCTTACACGGCTCAGAATGGTAGCTTACAGCAATTTTTCCTCTCATGATTCTACCTCCTGCACTTCACTTGCCCAATAAGCAGTACCTCCTGCTAGTTCTTCCGAATAATATTTAGGGGAGTCAAACAATGCATTATAAATAATAAAATTATTTCTGATTATATCCTGCCATTTTTTAGTATCTTCATAATCAATAAGTCCATAATACTTTTTCAAAAGAAATACCACAGCAGAGATATGTCCACCCATATTTACAAAACAAATAGTATTATTAGCTTTGTCTTTTACGTAATAAACGGCCCTTTCGTATATCGTTGATAACCTTTCTTCCGCAAAGGATACTTCCTCTTTGTGGAAGTTAAAGTCATCATGGCAAGAGTACACTTTTAATTCCATCACTCCACCTCCACTTTTTCGAAATAAAATTTACCGTCAAATTGCTTGATCACTACAATGCCATACTGCATCCCTAATCTAGCAATAAATGGTTGAGCAACCCTCTCATGTAGAGTTAATAATTTCTCGCGGAAATCATCTAGTGTATGGGCCGACTTGTAGAAATTGCATTGGTAGCAAGCTGGCATATAATTGTCAATATGGTTCTCTCCGCCTCGATGATGTGGATGCAAGTGGTCCACTCTCAACGACTTCAGATCCAGCACCTTACCACAATACGCACAATGATTATTGTATTTTGATAAGACTTGTTGTCTCATTTTTTTTGAGATAGATTTTCTACCAGCCATCACTCCACCTCCGCAGGTTTAGCCCATTTTAATGCCCAGTCAAAACCGGCATATTCTATCGATTCTTTGGTAAATTTTCCAGGCAAGTGTTTGTTACCATCTACTAATTTAATGGCATGATTGATGCATGCTAATATCAATGTTCCGCCATTATTCGGTATCTCGACCGTATACAACTGCTCCTGCTCGATTTGGTAGCCGAACAGCCAAGCGTGAGCTACCATATCAACCTTCTCAGGAATCAAGTCATCGTTCTCATCATATGCCCAATCACCGACTTTCTCATCGTCATCCAGTCTAGAAAGAACTTTTTGCAAATGCCAACCAGATTGTTTGCACCTCTCGATGTACTCCGCCACAAACTTCGGTATAACAACCTTCTGTTGTTCGTTAATCTGATTGATTATATTCTTCGTGAAACTTAAACCAACAACTAAATCAGTATCTTCAATGTTAAATGCTCTACTTTCTATCCTTTCAATCGCTTCCTGCTTGTTCATCTGCTTCCTCCTTAAAAAAGGTATCAAAGTCCAACCAATCATCTTTAATAAGATTTCCGATTTTTGTTACTCTACCTCCAAAACCGTCACTCTTAACACGTATATACTTACCTTGCAGTTCTTCCCAAGTTGACACACCGACAACTTCCAAAATACGGTCAATCAGCTCAAAGCTCTTATGATAAGCTATACGCTTACGCTTGTTTTCGTCGTATTTATCTAGACAGTATCCTCCAATAGATACCCCAAATCCATCTCCCTCAACAGTCAGATAACAAGTTAAAATACCATGGTCTTCTCTGCCCAAGAAAGTTTTGATTATCTTTACGTTTTCAATTGTTTTATTCATCTACTTCCTCCTAAAATAATTTAATCTGTGATTTATATTCTTCAAGTCTGGCCAGAGCTGATTGGAAAATTTGTCCGTCTTTCTCACAGCCGACGTATTCCAGACCTGCCTCTTCAAAAGCAATTAAGCTACTGGCTGAGCCAACATGGGTATCTAAGATTTTGTCGCCCTCTTTGGCATATTTTGAGATTAACCAACGATATAGATTAATAGGTTTCTGCGTTGGATGTATTCTTTTTTCGTTTAATTTCTTATTACCTTGTTGGATATGACCTTCGGAAATAGACTTTCCTTGCATCATTCCATTCCACATATACCGAAACAATCTCACACTATCATGCATACTGCAGTAAGCAATCTCACAATCTGAAAAGCTCGACTGTCCATTGACCTTATCCCAGACAATGCGACCTGGACCGAAATCATATTGGTAATAATTTACGCCCCAGATAATCTGATTTTTTGATACTCTGATTAACTCGTCGAAATAATCCTTGCCGGGAACGCCCCACTCGCTCGTCTGGTCATACAAACGTTGAACGCCGATTGGGCTGATTTTCCGCCCGTAGAACTTCCGCTTTTCAGGTCCGCTAAAATACGGTGGGTCCACAATTGCAAGGTCAAAATAATTGTCAGGATACTCACGCATCACGTCCATGCAGTCTGCATGAACAAATTTATTCATCTGTTTCCTCCAATCTTCTTGCTATCGCCTCAATCACATTAACCGTGACCGAGTTGCCGGCCTGCTTGTATAGCTGGCTATTACTATTTACTGCTTGCGCTCTATCAAATGCCCAATCTGGGAATCCTTGTAACCTCCAACACTCACGAGGGGTCAGCTTGCGGATACGGAAACCATCTGTTATACCAAATGTTCCGCAATGAGTTGTACTAACACCACCATTTGCTGTAAGCGTTCCAACTTCGTTTTTTATGGTTTTGTTGTAAAAATCATAAACCTTAACATGATTATTCTCCTGCCAGCTATTACTTGTCAATGTAGGTGCTGTATCATGTTCTCCGCCTTGATTGTAACCATGCCCACGTTGAATGATTTTAGGCTCCAACCCGCCACCCTGCATTGTCCGAATGGTTGGAGCGATACCATTCGGGTCATAAACCCTGTTCGGCATCTCAAACTTTCCAGGTAATCGACCGCAAACAATAACCCCATGCTTGTCTTGAGCAGTTAGCGTAAACATCGGCTCACCGTCTGTTTTAAACCTGCGACCATTCTGCCGGTTCTCCTCGCGGTCTGGAGTGAGTACAGGGATAGCGACTTTTAATGGGTCTTTTTGAGTAGTCGTGCTACATAAGGTCGGAGCAAGACTATCAACAGACACTACATCGCCACTTTGCGACTTGCCCATTTTTCTGATGTTGCCGACCTTATTTATTTTTGATTGTTTACTATCAATCGCTGTGTCATTTCCTCCGAAAGGAAATATCGCTCGTCCACCTGCTCCTCTAAGATGTCCGATAATAAACACCCGCTCTCTGTTCTGGGGGACTCCAAAATTCTTGCTGTTGAACACTTGCCATTCCGCATCATACCCCAATTCATCCAACGCTCCGAGGATGGTCTCGAATGTATTTCCGTTGTCGTGTGAGAGCAACCCTGTAACGTTTTCAAGGAATAAATATTTAGGTCTGAGAATAGATGCGAACCGAGCAATCTCAAAGAATAGAGTCCCTCTAGTATCTTCAAATCCTGCTCGCTTACCAGCAATGCTGAAAGCCTGGCACGGAAATCCTCCACAGATAACATCCACACGTCCGATTCCTCGAACAGACTCATCTGTAACTGCTGTGATGTCATGAAATTCAAATTCTCCTTCCGTATCGTGAATTGCTTTGTAGCTCTTTCTGGCAAATGGGTCTATCTCGCAAAAGCCTACACATTCATGTCCAGCCCGTTCCATGCCTAGTCGAAATCCACCGATGCCAGCGAATAGATCTAGGAATTTCAATGCGTCTCCTCCAATTCCTCAATCAACCAATCCAAATTCTGCCTAGCCTTCTTCAAGTCCTCGACACCGTTCTTCTGCTGGAATCGCAGCAAATACTTGATGACATTGCCCCAATAGTAAGCGCGCTCGCCTGCTAAATCCCAGATAAAATTCTTGACCACATCCAAGGCTTCCATACCATACTTACCTTGGTAGTGTTTTGGTTTAGTTATGTTATCAAATTGTTCCATTCGCTTTCTCCTCTTTTTCTTGAACTACCATCAACTACCTCCATGCCTCGTCCGATGATATTCCTCGGCCATACGATCCAGCTCCGCCGAAAACTCATCACCAGGCAAAGCCATCAAGCGGGCCTTTTCGGACATACGTAGCGGATAATTCGCTACTTGCCAATCCAACATCTTGTCTAATTTCAAATAACCGTCCATTAGTCCTCCACCTCTATAATTTTAAAATTCCCATGCAGATACAACTGCTTTGTCATTACGACACCAACCTGCCAATTTGCGTACCGAAAGGCCTGACGCTCATTGCCGTAGAAAATTTCCAGACCAGTTGTCGAATGCCTCACATCACGGACAAAAGGGCTGTCTTGCTTAAGGCCGTGTTTCAGAATGACCCGTTTTACCTTGTCTAATCCTTCCATAAATTCATAGCCTCCAAAAATTCAGGCGAAACATCAACATTCTTAGGCAGTTCCTGTTCTTGTTGCCTAGCTCGAACGAGTTCTACTGTCAGCAACTTGTCATTCTTCCAATTTCGTAAAATCGCTTTGATATAATTCCATACAGGTTTATTGCGAAATACCCCCTCTTTAAGGGCTTCCCTTATTAATTCAGGGCTAAGCCCTTCCTCAGTAGCAAATTTCTGGATGTCCTCAATTTCAAATGGACTTAATAATCTTCCAAAGCCAGCTTCGAAATCTTTGAATAATTGCTTGATTGAATAATCGCTATTATTTATACAACTACTACTAGATAAGTTTATATCTGTATCTTTCTCTTGTTCTTTCTCTTTCTCTCCGTTACCATTTGTTTCATCGCTGTTACTTTGTAACACCTTTTGGTTCTCACGATGCTTGCGAACCCTACGGGCACTTGCGGTTTCGCTACCTACCATCTCTGGAACTTGCTCCAAAAAATACTCCCTATCCGATATTTTTGATAACAGTTTTTTGGACTGTAAAAAAACAAGGGTAATTTTTACATTCTCCACATCTTCGTCAATTACCAGCGCAATTTCTTCAGCCAAGTTATCAGCGACCCCATCAAAAAACAGAATCCCGTTGTCTTCCAGGCTCAACAGCATCATCTTAAGATAGATAATCGTATGAGTGTCCCCTCCTGCTATTTTTCGAAGCAACTTCATTTCCTTGGATTTGAAGAAATCCTGTGCGAGTTGAATCCAATAGTACCGCTTATTTGCATTTGCCAATCTCTATACCTCCATTCTCCTCCCACATCTCAGCATTTACACCCTTGTTAAATAAGTCCTGCTGATAAATTCTAGCCTTCTGCCAGGTATCAAATGACCGTTTTTGGTAAAATCTATAACCACGCTTGGTCTTGGTCTTCTTTGCCACAATCCAAACCATAGCTAGACCTCACGATCTGCCAATAGTTCAGCCTGGCACTTGTTGACGCTTTCTAAGTAATCAATCCGTCTGTTTAATTGATCAATAAGCCTAGCCTTACCGACACATTCCTGATTTTTCAGCAAAGCCAGTTTCTTGTATTCCTTGGCTGTGTGCCTAGCGTTAGCCAATTCACGTTCGAGCTCATGTTGACTTTGAGGGATGTAATCCTCCTCCTCAACACTCAAAAACTTCTTCATCATTTCCAAAAATTTCATATCATCCTCCGTAGTATGTCCGAATCTGCAAGTATCTCAAATTCCGTTCTGGTTGCTTTTCTTCAATCACAGGCTCCTTGACCTCTATTTCTATCTCAACAGGCTTTCTGATCAGCCAGATTAGAATTGGAATCAAAATAGCAATAAATGCTAAACCTTGCTCAGCTGTCAACATCAATTCTTCTGTCATATCGGTCTCCTATGCTAAAACTTGCCAATTATCCCGAAGCCAGACTCGAACGGCATCCCGTGGAATGCGGATACTCCCGTTTTCATTTCTGATGACAGGCATGCCTTTTGAAATAAAATATTTCACAGTCGCATCGCCAATTTTCAACCATTTTCTAAACTCAACTTGGGTCATGATTGGCGGATAAGTATTGTCAGGATCAAACATCTCAGACTTTTCAGCCCATGCTACAGTCATGATGTTTTCAATCTTTTCTTTAAAAAAGCTTTCAAAATCAATCATAATATGTTACACTTTCTTTGTATGTTTATATATGAGCCTGATTGCCGTCAGGCTTTTTGTTCACTGTTCAACACGTCTATCCTCGATAACATTTTCTAGGTGTCCCTTGTATGTATTAATAAATATATTTGAAATTTCATAATACATACTTCTAGCTAATTCGACATCTCTACCATCTAACTCCCTAACGTTTTTTGCTCCAAACATTAAGCAAACAAGTTTTCTGATGAGCGTTTCTGGATCAGCATATAACGACGGTTTAGTGAACATGAAACCATCTCCCCAACGGCTTCTCTCATGTACAAGTTCTGTAAGAGATTTGTGATAAGCAGGTGGTCTTTTCGACTGTTCCTGTACATACTGAACAATCTCTGGATATTCTCTATTTATTTCTGCAACTCTTTTATCAATAATTGCTAGGTCTTTGAAAATAGAATTATTTGCTTGTGAGGTAATTTTTTTAGCCACCTCTTTAGCAATCAACTCCTCTAGTTCATTTTTGTTTATTGTTATTGTTTCTGTATTCATTGTGATATAATACCTTTATATAGTTTTTTATTGAGCCTGATTGCCGTCAGGCTTTTTGTGTTGTATTCCAGTAAGTTTCCAAGTTAACCGACAAGATTGCTGCTAGGTTTTTCTTCTCTGTTTCAATCTGTCGTCTATATGGTGCCAACCCGTCTAATCTCTCCTGCTCTGACTTCGGCAGGTAATATCCATTTGGCTTGGTCTTCTTTGCTACTATCGGGTGATTAAAATTAACCCGCAAGCTTTCAATCACTTCTTCCAAGCTACGCTTTGAAATGCTGAATATTAGCCGTAGTTCGCTTGCTTGGATTGGCAAGTTGTAACTAGCATTATTTTTGATAGCGTTGAGAACTTTGATTTCCAAGTCATTTATTTCCCTAGATACTGTCATGTCATTTCCTTTCTGATTTTTCCAAGTGCCAACACAGTCTCCCACACATCTAGCCCTTCAAGGCTATCAACTATCAGTTGACTGAGCTGGTAGTTTTTCTTTTGCCAGTTGGCTATTAGTTTAGCTGCCATTATTAGTCCTCCAAATTCGTCCAGCTCTCATCAATATGAAGGACATCTGAAACTCTATTTTTGAGTTTGTCGCTACCTTTACCATATTTGAGCAGTTCAGAGATTGTTGCCTTAGCAACACCACAAGCACGAGCTAAGTGAGTTTGTGTCATTTGTTCTTCTTGTAGTCTCTCTTTTACTAGCTGAATCCATTTTTTATGTTGTTGACTCATTTCTTCCTCCTTTCAAATTAAATTTTCAATCCATCAATGACCTTGGCAACTTCTAAAAGTTGCTCAACCGATAATTTATCTAGTTCGTGATTTGCGAAGTCTCGTATGAAGTCTTTAAGACCTGCTTGTTTTTTAAATTGAGACTTTCGTTCCATGATATTAGTCAGTCTCTGTGTCATCTTTTCCTCCTTTTTTAAAATATACGCTAAAAAGTTAGCTAATCTCTTGACTTTTTTTAAATCTAGTTTTAGAATAAGAGCATAGAGAAAAGACCTACTAAAAGTAAGGTATTACCTAGACAAACAGACGCCAATCAGTTTTATTAGGCTTTATTTTTTAGTTGTCTTGTTCGCTAACTCTTTAGCTTACGATTATTATTTTAAACCTAGTTTTAATAAAAGTCAAGAATTTTATATCTAGTTTTAAAATTTTTTCGTATGCCTTAGAAAGGATACGATATGTCTGTTTTAATTGATAGAATACGTGAACTTAGTAACAGAAAAGGAATGTCTCTCAATGAGTTAGAAGACACACTTGGTTACAGTCGTAATTCTCTGTATAGCTTGAATGAAAATTCTAAGATGGGCAAACCTAGGGAAATTGCACAGTATTTTAATGTTTCTCTCGATTATCTACTGGGCCTAACAGATAATCCCAGGATTGCAGATAACCAGAAGTTCTACTTTGAGGGACAAGAAGTGGATGTTGAAGAACTGGCTGGTACTGCTATGCGTTTCAACGGTAAACCACTGACCGACAAAGACAAGAGAGCTATTCAGCGAATCATTGAAGGTTTCTTATTATCTCAAGAGGAGTAATTTCCTATGACAGTTAGAGAGCTTTGTCAAAAGTTCCAGATTAGACTACATATCTTTGAAGATGATGAATACGAGGATGAAGCTTTCTATATACCTGGACTACAAACTATGTTCATCAGCAGCAGTATCGCTGAAGACGAACGAGTAAAAGTGGCCTTGCATGAATTGGGTCACAAAGGGCATTTACCACATCTCTACGAAATATTTCGTGAGAAATACGAGATGCAAGCAAACAGAAATATGATTCATCATCTACTCAAAGCAGAAATGGAAAATTGTGAAGATTATTCACATTTTAACTATCTAGTCTTTATGGAGAAGTATAAACTGAAAACCATAGCTGATGAGGCTATGGTAAAGGAAGAATACTATAATTTAGTAAGTGGGTATTAGGAGGAGAAAATGCCGAAAGCTGTTGAATCGTTTGTTTTTAGAGTTGCAGGGGTTACAAATTACAAGAAAGCAGTAAAGGCTACATGTAATGATATTGCTGAGGAATACGGAATCCCTGAAGTGACAAAATACTATAGAAATCTATCATCGTCCGAAATACGCGAGGAATTAGAAGGACTCTCTAATAAAATTTTCAAATATGAAGATATGTCTACTTCCGATGTTGAGTTAATAACGGAACCTGATAATCAGTATGATCCGAATGCTATAAAAATCTTGATAGCGAATAACTTTGTGGGCTATGTACCTGCAAAAATAGCTAAAAAAATCAATAAATACTTAGTTGATGACAAATACTTTAATACTGCTTCTGCGGAGATAGTAGGTGGGCCTTACAAGGAATTTGACTATATTGAGGATAAAGTTGTTACCATCAATAACTTAGATATCGGATTTGAGATAGCCCTTATTATTTACGATTCTACGCAAACAGAAACGCCTGTTTTAGTCGAGCAAACACAAGTTCAAGAACAGTCTACAGATAATATCTCAAGCTCTGTGAATACAGAAGAAAACAAGACAGATGAACAAATTGAGAGTAACGATGATAATATCGGAAAAGCAACTGAAACAATCAATCACACAGCCTATTTTGAAATGCTAGAGAATCAAAAGAAAGCAAGACAAAAAATATTGTTTGCTTTACTGTATGGTTTCTTAGCCCTATTTGGCTTGAGTGGTATCCCTATTTTCCCGCTACTTGCTATACCTTTGACTGTCTGGAGTATCTATAAGCTTATTAAACTATTCAAAAAATAAAAAAGCCTCACGCTCAAATTTTGGTCGAGGAGAACGTACGCTGAAAGCTATGCCTTGAAGTTGGTCATGAACTATCGACAAGGTGGGGATCAAATTTTTAATATTCTACGATTACAATAAATTTGACAATTGAAACACACCATGATACAATAGAGACAATCGAAGTGAATGCTCCCCCCTGGGAGCCCTAAAGAGCTATTGTGTCCGCACAGTAGCTCTTTTTGATTTTGAGGTAAATATGCTGACTAAACCATTCAAAACTATTGATGAACAGATTGAGATTCTAAAGTCCAGAAACCTCACTTTCCTGCATGAGCCTTCAGCCAAAAGGATATTGGCTACTGTTGGTTACTACGAACTTATCAACGGTTACAAGGATATTGGTATTCAGACGGGTGAGACTTTCAAAGACGGCTTTACATTTGAACAACTTTTCCATGTTTTTAATATGGACAAAGAAATCCGCTCAGCAGTCAATGCCGCTATACTTGAAATAGAAGCTCATCTAAGAACCGCCCTATCCTATACTGTAGCCAAACACTACACCGCAGACCAGAATATCTATCTAAACAGGGAAAACTACGAAAGAGGGGATGATAAATTTCAAACTTCTCAACGAGACAAGTTATTAAAAAAATGTCATAAGATCATCAACGATGATTCTCATCCCTATAAACATTACCGAGAAAAACACGGAAACGTTCCGCCTTGGATTCTCGTAAAAGGCATGACATTTGGGAACTTGATAGCATTCTATAAGCTTCAAAAAAGCCAAGTGAAATCAGAAATAGTCAGTGAATTAACAGGTATCCCAGTTGAATTAGTTTCTGACGATTTCAAGTCCCTTATTATTAACATTCTGTACTTCCTTTTAGCTTACCGAAACCGTTGTGCACACCTCGGAAGGGTCTTTAATTTTGAAACAACCAAAAATAAGATTCACTACAACAAATTATTCCATGATAGGATGAAAATTACCGAATCTGAATACAAGCAAGGAAAAGGACAATTTGGTCTAGCAACCCTTGTATCAGCCTTATCTTGGTTTTCAACAACTGGAGAAGTTTACCAGGTAGTCACGATACTCAATTTTAAAATACAAGAAGCTATCAACAACTATCTTAAACTCTACCCAACAGACAAAGATTTTATATATAAGCAATTAGGTGGAAATTTGATACCAATCATATAATGAAGGAGCACTCAATGAAAAAATTACTGACAGGAACAATTACTCTATTATCTGTTGTAACACTTGTAGCGTGTTCGCAATCAAATAAAGAGACTACTACATCAACCAGTAAAGCACAAACAACACAATCAGAGACAATCACACAAGAAAAGGTTGATAACAGCCAATATGACAGCATTGTAGCTGAAATCAAGACAGCTTTGGATCCAAATAATACTGGAGAAGTCACAGTTGAAGTCGAAAATGATGTCATTGATTCTGAATATCCAGACGGACATAACATTATCAAAGTCTTACTGACAGGTGAGTCACAAAAATCAGCTAAAGAAGCTCTGGATGCAGTCTATTCAAATACCGCAACAACAGAACAAAGCAATGCTATCACATTGCTCCGTATGACTATCTCCGAACTGGCTAAAAAGTTGCCAGACGATACAACGGTGATAAATTTTGGATATGAAATCTCTGCTGATCAGTATGACTTGATTGCAAAATCATCAAAAACGCAAGACATCATTCCAGTTGGTGAATTGATTGTAGAATAAAAAAAGCCCTACGCTCAAATTTTGGTCGAGGAGAGCGTAAGGCAAGTTCGTATAGTAAAAACCTGCTTTGCAGTAGGTCTCTTTACTATACCCATTTTATCAAAAAAGAAAGGGTAAATCA